CTTGCAGCTAGAGACCCTGGCTCAGGCTCAAGCAGCTCCTTTTTTGATATATGATAGCACTGGCTTGCCAGAGCAGCATTTATAATAATAGGGGAGATGCTGACATAGCGCTATTCCATATATGGGCATGTGGTATTTCGAGTGCTTATTACTGATAAAACCTGTGGTCAGTAAGTGGTCAGCAGACTCAGATATCATCTTGCAGAGCTGCATATTTAAAGAGGAAGTGTGCAAACAATGGTTTCGTAAGCTCTGCTGATAAAAGCTTGCACCTGCACGTAACAGGAAATACTGCAGAACAGCAGACCCCCAAAAGCAGAAGTAGACCGTGGGACAACAGGAAACGTACCAGTTCTCAAATGTCGGCGGTAAGTACATTACTCCTTAACCCTTTCGGAGGCTCTGAATGAGCTGCTTACCCCTAACCTCTTGCAGCCAATGGACAGCCCGATGTCGGGACCTGGTGAGGGGCCTTCAGGCCCACCTACCCAGGCTATCCCACCTGTTACTAGAGACGGCAGAGCTTCTTCATCTGATGATTCTGACTGTGAGCCGCAATGTATTAACCAGTTCTACCTCTCCTTTAAGGTAAGGAGTGGCAACACAGGGGTTAAGGGAGCCCATGGTCAGCCATCTATAAACCCGATCCTCTTTACAGGGCGCGCGCTCGATCCCTAGCAAGAAGCTCAAGCTCGCCGACCCCAACAAGGTCAACGAGCTCGGGCAACGGCTAGACGCCCTTGAGACCACTCTCAGGAACCAACAGCGGGCCATCCAGGACCTGCAGGCCGCCGTCCAGAGGTTGACCCTCCAGAGCCAGGCTGGCGCCAGAGGGGAAGGCCGTACCCCCACTGGATCTGAAGCAGCCCCCGGGACTGCTGTCCCTGTGGCTACCAATACTGCACCCAGCCCTGCGCCTCCCCCTCCTTCTCCTGTACCACCTTCTGGAAACGGAGCAGGTGCACCTCTCGGTTCGTTTCCATTTGCCGGACAACCTGCTCTCACACCTGACCCAACCGACACCAACCCACCGGGACTCCTGCCTGACACCCCTAGCACGGGAAGCAGCAGAGGCCCTCCAGCAGGCTCTGGAACAGGCACTGAAACCGCCTAACTAAGGTATGGGAGCCGTTATCTCCCTAATAACTGGGGCATTTGAGATTGGTACCCTGACGGGCCTTGCAGCTGACGCCCTTGTTAGTGCAGAATCCCTTGCCCTTCTAGAAACAGAAATCGGGACTCTAGTAGAACAGGGCCTGTCTGTTGCAGAAATACTTGATGCTATAGGGGTCTCAGAGGAAAGCCTTGCAGCAGCATCCTCTATTCCCTACCAGGCCCTGCAGTCTCTTGCTGGAGGTGGAATACTAGGCCTACAAGCAGCTTCCGTACCTGGACTGATAGCCGCCGGTGTTTACGCCTTTGGAAAAGACCCATCGTTAGCCCACAACACCATGGCACTTGCCATCTGGAGGGAACAGATTGATTATCTGTTCCCTGGCATAAATTGGCTAGCCACAAATATACACTATTTGGATCCCCTACACTGGGCTAGATCATTATTTAATCAGGTTGGCCGAGCCTTGTGGAATCAGATAGACCAGAGAGTACGTGATGGCCTTATAGGAGGGGCTGCACAGGCGGCTGGGGCCGCGGGTGCTGAGGTAGCCATTAGGCAAAGTAGGGCTCTCTATGACGTGCTAGCCCGTGCTATGGAGACAGCCCGATGGACTATACATAGTTCATATACCTCGGCTGAGGAGACCTATAGAAACCTGAGAGAATATTATGCTCAGCTACCTGTTGATGCAGGCCGGCCTGCCTATAGGAGACGTCTATTAGGCCTCACAGAGCAGTCCTCCTGGGACCATGGGCGGGGGCCTACCACCTCTACAACGGAGCCTAAAGCTAAAGCAATAGAGGAGGCAAGCAAAGAGCCCCCAGAATCAGGGGAACATGTGCAGGACTATCCACCTCCTGGGGGAGCTCACCAAAGACATGCACCTGACTGGTTACTACCTCTTCTCCTAGGCCTATACGGTGACCTCACCCCGGAGTGGAGATCCCAGCTTAAGCAACTAGGATATGGCTCCCAAAAAAGGAAACGGCAGCTGTCCCCGACCCCAGCAAGTCCCCAAGCTGATAGTAAAAGGAGGAATAGAAGTACTCGACGTAAAAACAGGCCCTGATAGTACAACCACAATTGAGGCCTACCTCAACCCTAGAGTAGGCCAGAACTGGGGTTTTAGTACAGAAATAACTGTAGCCTCTAATGGCTACAATGATGCCCCCCACCTGACAGAGATACCCTGCTATAGCTGTGCTAGAATATCCCTTCCCCTGCTAAACGAGGATATAACATGTCCCACCCTGCTTATGTGGGAGGCCGTTAGTGTAAAAACAGAGGTAGTTGGCATTAGCAGCATGCTTAACATGCATTCCTATGGGTTGAGAGCCTTTGGTGGGTATGGTGGAGGGTATACCATAGAAGGGTCCCATATACATTTCTTCTCTGTGGGAGGTGAGCCCCTTGATCTACAAGGCCTAATGCAGAACCATTCCACCCAATACCCCTCCCCTCTAGTAGGCCCAAAGAAGCCTGATGGCACCACAGATGATTCTGCACAGGTACTTAACCCCATCTATAAGGCCAAGCTGGATAAGGATGCAACCTATCCCATAGAATGCTGGTGTCCAGATCCCTCAAGAAATGAGAATTCCAGGTATTTTGGGAGCTACACAGGTGGAGTGGAAACACCACCTGTCCTAAGCTTTACCAATACCTCCACCACCATCCTTCTAGATGAAAATGGGGTGGGGCCCTTATGCAAGGGTGATGGCCTATACCTTAGTAGTGCAGATGTTGCAGGTACCTTTGTGCAACAGACTAGTCAGAAGCAATACTGGCGTGGGCTCCCACGGTATTTTAACATAACCCTGAGGAAGAGAGCTGTTAAGAATCCCTACCCTGTAACAGGCCTTTTGACCTCCTTATTCAATGGCCTGATGCCACGCATGCAGGGCCAGAGTATGTCAGGGCCTACAGCTCAGGTGGAGGAGGTTCGTGTGTATGAAGGCATGGAAGGCCTACCTGGAGACCCCACCATGGAACGGCACCTCGATCAACAAGGACAATCCCACACCAACCCAGCCCAGGACTAAGAGAAGACACCATGTATTCTGCATGATCTGTTTATTATAAGCACATGTAATCAATAAAGCTTGCTTTGCTCTGCAATTAGTCTTCATGGTCATATGGTAAGCCGGCGTGCAAATTATACAGATATTTCCAGATTCTCTGTTCCACCTCAAATTTGAGGCAGTCTATGGTAGTTACAAAGTCCAGTCTGACCTGCTTGCTCAGGCGTTCTTCTGATTCCCGATTGATTAGGAGTAGTGCAAGGAGTGTTTCAGCCTTTGTAAGAATGCGGGCCTCTACCACGTCGGGGTTATTGGCAACAGCTCTTGCAAAGCCGTCATTGTGGTGAAACTCGACCACCGCCCTTGTCCTTGCAAGGACTGTCTGGGGTATGTAATAGTCATTCATGGTGATGAGGCCTGGGGGGAACACCTGGGACACCTTATTCTGGTGCTTCCTCTCTAGGTTAACAGGTACAGAGCCCTCTAAATGATCCCTGAGGTTATCGAGATTCATCATCCCTAATCCCGTAGGTAGCCCACTACCCTCTTTCCTGCTCTGTCCTTTCACATCCTCAAACAACACCATATATTGGTCAATTGCACATCCCAGTTCAAATTGCAATCTCTCAGGAGTGCCATTCACATTTAGGGATGCCCCTGTGCACAGGTTTAGTATGGCGGCTGCAACGGTGGTCTTGCCTGTATTGACAGGACCCCGGAAAATATAGTATCTTTTCTTAGGAGGGTTCCTGACCATGGTCTCAAGTATATCAGCTATGTCTGTAACCCGGGGTACCAACATATTAAGCATGAGGATTGCTGCTACATACTGATCTATGGTCTCAGTGTCCTCATGCAGGATTGTATCAATACCTTTAAGGGTTTCTTTTAGCCTTTCCGTGAACCTATCATTTCTGGTCATGGTGGCCTGTTTAAAGCGTTTTTCGGCTAGGACCCCATCCACAGCACACTGGCAGACCCTCTTCTGATCCCTGAGGCCTATAAAAAGGGCAGCATTCTTTTGGTGGGCTGGGTGATCTTCCAGGTGGGAGGTACGTTGCCGTTTAGCTGTCTCCCGCTCTTTTGCACAATCTGGGCAGGCTTCAACAGGCCTAGCAAGTCTTTTGTACACTGCTAGCAGTAACAAAGCATCGGTACAGTCCAGTGAAATGGCATATCCATTAAGCAAGGCCTGATTAAATTGTTTTTCATCGGGCCCATCATCAGGGAATATGGCCTGTTCCACATCTATAGCTGGGTGCTCCTGCATAGCCCTTAGCAGTGCCCCCACCCCATTTTTCTTTATGCCCCTCACTATACATAAGGATACCGTGCAGTGCTTCTTACAGAAATTGCCCACGGTGGACACGCGTGTAGGCCGCTCCATCAGAATCACGAACAAGGCATAGGATGAATCCCAGACAGCCTGGATGTGTCCACGGGTTGTGAAGTTAGTCATTAGCTGTGGTCTGAGGTTTTGCAGCTTATTGCAGGTAGTAATTATCAGGTGAGCATCAGGACAGCTTTGCACGGACTTTGCAGTTAGCAGGCACGCTTCTATGGATGCAGGCAGATCAATATGCGGCGGACCCCGCTTGGGGGGCGTGCCGAAGGATGCCTGTGAGCTCTCCGCCTGCAATTAGATATAGTCCATATTGAAGACATTGTCAAAAACCCGCCATGGAACCGCCTGAAACCGCCGCTTCAGCTCCAGGTATTCGGGTGTTAGACCCTGCTTTCGGCGTTCGGTGCTGGTAAAAAAGCTCTCCAGGCACCACTTTAGTTCCATAAGCCTGCAGTACGCGCGGTCATAGTCTATAGCATGCCAGCTGTTTACCTCGGGTTCAAAGGTGCCGTGCCCGCTGTCCTTTCCAGTGCCTGGTTCAGGTGTGGAGGTCCGCTGGCTCGGTCCAGGGCTATCTCCATCATCGGAGTCCGAGTCCAGGGTCTCATCACAGAAAAGGCTCTGGGAATGCCGGAATTCGTCCATGAGCCTGTTTAGCTCTTTCATGCGTTCCGGGTCCCCTCCTTTATCTGGGTGGAATTCTAATGCCTTCTTTCTATAGGCCGAGCGGACGTCGGCTTCAGTAGCCGATGGTGGAAGGCCGAGGAGATCAATAAGTTTCTGGAGGGTAGACAT